GTTCGTGGTATTAGGCATGAGTTCCTTCTAGGTAATGTCAGAGATAAGAGCTTCGGCCCAAGTAAGGGTCGCGGTTACTTGGTCCCATTCTTTGAGAGCTGGGACTTCTGCGTAGGTTTGCGGGGTGCTGGTGTAGTTGGCGTCGGAGATGGTTAGCTGAAAGATGACGTCGGAGCCTTCGTAACGTGCGACCAATTTCTCGATCCATGCTTTAGTCATACCGTCGAAGTCCGCGACGGTCAGACTTGAGACGTCGACGATCTGGTTCACCATCCAGAGCGGCTCCCCATAGAGGCTCCACGAGGTCGTGATCGTCATGATCGGGGCTCGTCTCATTGAGCCTTCAGCAAGTCGAGAAGCTGCGAGAGTAGCGGTTCCTTGCTGGTCTATTCGTGCTTCTAAGTTTGTTGATCGGTAGCCGATCTCGTCGACTGCTTTTTGGTCGCTGATCGTCTTGGTCCATCCATCGTCGGAGTTTGTGACCGTTGAACTTGTAACTGCGTCGGAGATGTTTCGGGAGTATTGGATGACGTCGAGGATCTGGTCATCGGTGAAAGTGGCGTAGGTGCTGGGGAGAGTGTTAGGTCGATCGTATAAGTTGACGAAATACCCTCCTCCCGCGACGTCGACTTTGTCGGTGGTTGATCCGAATCCCATCGGTACGATCCAAGTGTTCGGAGTCCATGCGGCTAGATACTCGAGGAAAGCCGGAACGCTTGTCACGGTCTGCCCGACGACGATCGCTCCAGATGTTAAAGATCCGGTCCTCTTGTCGTAGACGCGAACGTCGGTTTCCGTCTGGATCTGATCCGCGATCGAGTTTCCGTAGATGTACCCGGTCGGGAGGTTCCCGATGTAGCCTCCGAAATTGAAGCCGAGAAGCTGAGCGGATCTGAAGCTCATCCCATCGACACCGGAAAGCGTGATGGTGTCGCGGTCCCGCTGAACGTCAGTCACCCACGCTTGAAAGAAAGTTACCTTTCCTCCGGTGTAGGTTCGCTGGATTCTGATTACGTTTCCTAGTTGGCACAACTCGGAAAGCGTCCAACCTGCGGTCGCGAGAATTGCTTCGACTTCTTCTCGAACGAAAGAAACTTGGATCGAGAAGTCTCCGACTTTTTGACTTGTGTCGTCGCGTCCGATCGTGATCGTGAAGTTAGCGATCGACGCGCTAGTGGCAACTACGGAGAGACCGGGCGCGTCGTAATTGTCGACGTAGATCTGCGGGTCGAAGATGAGCGTCACGCGCGACCGTACCTAGAAAGATCGTTAGCGAGGATCTGCCGAATCTGGCGTCCTACTGCGACCGGATCGAGAGCTCCTTGGATGGTGATGTTGACATCTCCGAAGCCCTGAGAACGGTTTAGCGGGACTACGGCTTCGGGTCCTGCTTCACCGATCATGGCTAAAGTCGGCCTTGTGACGATTCCTCCGTTCGCAAGCTGAGGGATCTCTGGGATCCGGAACTCTTTCCCAGCGATCGCTCCAAGTCCGATGTATTTCAGCCAGCTGGGAGCGGTGAATCCGATTCCTCCGAGAGTGGCGTTCCATGCGGTCGCGAAGCCATTGAAGACTCGTTTCCAGAAGCCGATCAGCGTTTCGAAATAGCCTTTTATGATCTCGACTGCGAATCCTGCTCCGGCGACGATCTTGTCCCAGAGTCCGTCGATGAAGTTTCGGAATCCCTCAAACTTGAAATAGGCGAGCGTTAGGACTGCGATTAAGGCGATGATCCCGGCGACGACCCAAGTGATCGGGTTAGCCCATAGTGCTGACCGCTGCTACGGCGTTATAGACCTTCATCGCAACATTTACGGCGACGATCGCGGTCGCTAGTCCTGCGATCACTCCCGCGATGACCTTGAACGCTCCCGGATTATCTTTAGCCCAGTTAGCTACACTTTCGAGTTTTGGGATGACTTTTTCGAGAATCGGGAGAAGTAGCGTTCCGATGGATTCTTGAGCTTCGCCGATCGCGATCTCCATCTTCTTAAAGCCACCATCGGCACTATTAGCGGCGGCTTCCGCAGCTCCTCCGAATCGGTCCTCGAGCGTCTTGAGGATCTCTTCTGAGCTTGCTCCCTTTTCGATCAGGTTCCCCAGCTGGGGGTCGAGTTTTTTGAGCGCGGTGGTGTTTCCGCTCATCGCTTTAGCGAGAGTTTTCGAGACCGTCTGGAGGTCGGCTCCGGTCGCTGCGGAAACGTCTAACGCGATCGAGAGCGCGTCTTGGGCTCCTGCGACGTCTCCGGTGACTCGAGCAAGGTTCGCGAGAGCTGGACGAAGCTCATCGTCTGCGACCGCCACGGCCATCGACGTCGAAGAGATCCATTCTTCGTTCGCGGCGATCTGATCCTCTGTCGCGTTCGTAGTGTTGCGGAGAGTTCCTGCGAGCTTTCCTGCGGCGACTTGGTCGGCGGCGGCGGCTTTTGCGAACTTGAGTCCAGCGACTGCCATCGCTCCGAGAGCTGCGGTCGCCGGGACGAACGCTTTCTTCATGACGTAGCCCGCTTTTGCGCTCTTGGTGGAGAGCTGGGCAAGGTCCGCTTGCATCTTCTTGATGCCCTTCGGCGAGTATTCGCTGATGACTGGGAGTCTGATCGCCATTAGGGAGCCTTTCCGATGTTCTTTCCTAGTTCGCGGTTGATGATCTCGATGGCGTTGTTAACGACTGCGGTCATAGACGATTCGAGTCCGCGTTGGATGGAGGCGTCGTCGTCGGCGGCTCTCCAGATGAACTTCGAGCGATCGTTTGCGACTCCGACTTTCCTCGAGAGCTGGTCGATGAAGTTGTCGCTCTGGGCGAGGTTCCGTCCCTTGTAGGGCTTTTTTCCGGTTCCTGCGAACTCCATGACGTTAGCGATCGGGCTTCCCCAGACGAGCGAGAAGACCGAGAGGGATTCGTATTCCGCGCCGGTCATCCGGTTCCGTCGTCGAGCTCCGCGGGTGTCGATCTTGATGTTTCCCTTCTGGACTTTGGTCCATTGAGTAGGGAGAAGTTGACGACCGGTCCGTCCAGCTCGAGGACCGAAAGCTCCTTGCCTCCATTTGGCGTTCATGCCGCTTAGAGGCGGCGAGCTCGGAAGCTCTTTCGAGAGGCTAGAGAGCACGTCGGAGAACTCTCGCTTCGCGTCCTTAGTGATCTGGCGTCGCATCGTGGGCGCGACCTTGTTGAGCTCTTTTAGAGCTTCCTTGATTCCGTAGATCTGGACGTTCAGCTGGAGCGCGTTTTCCATTTTGTGTTTGTAGTTCCTCTGCGATGGTGATGATCATCCTCGAGTCCAGTTCCCAGAGTTTGTCCGGATCGATCCCGGTCGCAGCTGCGATCATGGCAACGAGACGCGAGATCGATCCGGTCAAATAGGGCGGGAGGGATGATCCTCGGCTTCTTCAGGTTCAACGAACTTGCAGACTTTGAGACGGTCTTCATAGTCCGCAAGTGGAAGAGTGGTCGCTCCATCGCGGGTCCGTTGCTTCCATGCGAGAAAGATCGCTTCGGTCTGACCGATGCCGACCTTGTCAAGAAGTGAAAGTCGCGTCTTTGACTGGAGTTCCCATTGTTTCACGACGACCGGGTCGGTGTCGATCTCGAACTCTCCTTCTCCTTCGTCGAGTTTGATCCTGAACATTTTCGGGGTCCTTTCGGGTTATGGTGCGGGGGTGTAGGTGGGTGTTCCGTCGACCGTGAAGGTCATGTCAAACTCGAGCGCGGAATCCGCAGCTCCGCCGAACGGCGGGAAGGCTGGGATAATGTCGCCGGTTACGGTTCCGCCGGATGAGATCGCGAGCTCGAAGGAGATCGGATCTCCCGCGGTGGCAGCTGCCACCATCGCGTCGCAGAAGCTGGTCGCTTCGTCCCAGTCTTGGAAGCCGACGATCTGAAGCTCCCACGAGGTCGGGTCCATGATGGACTTCGGCCCGGTAAGGGTCTGATAGACGGTCGCCGAGTTTTGAGCGGTGACGGTGGTGGATGAGGTCTGCGCGGAATAGGCGACCGCGTCGACTTCGATGGTGAGGTTTCTTCCGGTGTAGATGACTGTCATGGATCTCTCCTAATGGTTCGTGTGATGGTGAGCTCGTATCCGGGGAGCTCTTGCCCGGAGACCGAATAGACCGTCGGCGTCGCTCTTGAGACTTGGACGGATTCGGATTCGATGATGGTGTCGGCGGTCGCAAGCGCGAGCTTGACCGCGTCATAGTTGCCCGGTGGCGGGACGAGGACGGTGACTGCGAAAGTGAACTGGACGAGCGTTCCTTTGATGACGTCCATCGAGGGAGGATCGACGATCGCGGTGTTCGGTCGAGCTGACCGGACGTCGTAGATCGTGACGATCCCAAGGTCCTCAAGGTCGGCGACGAGCTCGTCGAGAGCTTCGTTCAGCATTAGAAGATCCCTAGCGGCGTCTGAATGCCGAGAAGCTTCATGATCTGCGCGTAATTCCCGATCGGCGCGACGGTATTCATCGCGTCGAAACTTGCGAACGAATCGACGGAGCCTTTTTCCCGGAAGTAGCTTCCCGCGAGAAGGACGGTCCCGAGCTTGACGTCTGATCCGGGGATCATGTTGCAGTAATCGACATAGGCGGATGACTGGCGGCGTCGAAAGGCCCATTCGGACGCGGCGGTCGTGCAGACGTCCAGATAGTCGGCTTCGTCTTGGGATGGTGTTCCGATGCCGAGAAAGAGCTCAACGTCTTCCACGGTGATCCATTCGATGTTCACGGTGAGGAGCCCGAAGACGTCCGCGAGCGCGTGATTATGGTTCCCTTGCTGGAAGCTGACCGTCGAGTCTTCTACGTCGATCGCGCTAATCGTGTGAGTTCCGTCGAAAGTGTTTCCGACTCCTTGGACGTCGATCGAGTAGCCGACGATGAGGTTCGCAACGTCGGAGACGGTCAGAGTATGGAGTCCAGCGACTGCTACCGCTTCGGTAATCGTCTTCTGAAATGCCATCTCGGACCGTCTCCTACGTTCTCAGGGCTCAGGCGGGATCGACGAGAGCGACGAACGCTCCGGACTCGATCTCTGCGGTCGCGAAATAGCCCCTATAAGCCAGCTCGACCGCGAGGATCGAGGGCTTCGAGACGGTTATGGCTCCGCGAAGGTCCTCGAACAGTTCGATTCCCATCGGATTACCGATGATGAAAGTGTCAGCGGGGAGACGGTTCGACACTACGACGCGAAGCCCGAGAGCGTTCACGGCGTAAGTGCCGGGGTTCATTGTGCCGGCTGCGTTCATTGGTCCGATTACTGGGAAGATGCGATCTCCTGCGGCGTTCTTAGCCTTGCCGAGATCGGCCCAGCGAAGCGGATCCACCCAGACGGTCGTCGGAAGTTCGTCGATCACTCCGTCGATCGTTGCTGAAGCATCGTAGAGAGCGTCGAGGATTTCGTCTCCGTCGGTCCAGTCTGCGATCTCGTCGGTCGTGCTGGCAGCTGCGACGAGCGCGGCTCCTGCGACGATCTCGGTCCGCTTGCGCCAGATGCGAGCGTAGTCGTTCAATACGAGCTGAACGGCTGCGGGGTCGCTCCAGTCGATCTCCTGCTCGGACATTAAATGGCCGCCCGCGAGAGTTTGCTTCTCGACTGTGATCTTCGAGACGGTCATCTTCTGGGATTCGATTTCGTCAAACTCTGCCGCTTGTACGTCGACTGCGACGTTCTGGGTCACCTTGCGACGGTAGAACTGTGATCCGGCTCGTGGCATCGCGAGAAGACCGATCGAGTCGATGATCGGACGAGCGTTGCTTACCGGGTTGAACACTTCTCCGGTCCAGATTTCCGGGACGATGCCGGGGGTGTCGGTGGTTCCTTGCTCGGCGAGAGCGGCTTGGATTCGTGGGGCTGCGTTACCGGTCGCGAGAGCTGAAACGACTTCCGCGGCGGTTACTTTTGGAGCTGATGCGCTGAACGCGATCGGCTGGGTGGGAACGATCTCCGCTGGTGCAGCTTCGATCGGGTTCTGGTCTTCCATTTCTGGAGCCTCCTTGGTGGTGGTGGGTTGTGCAGCTGCGACCGAGTCGATCGAAGCTTGCTCGAAAGCTGGAAAGGTGACGAGGGAGAGCTCGAGCATCTCTCCTGCCTCGACGACGAGAGTCTCGACTCCGTCGATGGTCTCGTAGGCGTAGGTTGTCGGGTTCACTCCGAC